TGAAATATGCCGGCTATGCCATCGTTGAATATTATCAGGAATATGCGCCTTATGTGGAGTTTGGAACTTGGAAAATGCCGGCGCGCCCGTTCCTGAAGCCGGCGGTTGAAGCAGAAGAGAAGCTGCTTACACAGCGCATTAAGGATGGGCTAATACAAAAATGACCTCATACATAAACGCACTGAATGCAGCAATCTATTCGAAGCTATCGGGTGGCACGGCGCTAATTAGTGCGCTTGGTGGCACGGCGATCTATCACGGCATTGCGCCGGAGGGGCGCGCATTGCCTTACGTCATTTGGTCTTATGCAGCCGGCGGGCATGAGAACATGACCCCAAACGAGAGCATCAACACGGTGCTTTACGTTCGGGCGTATGCGGTAGACGCAAAAACAGCCGCGCAGCTTGACGGCTACGTTGCCGAATTATTGGAAACAACTTTGAGCATGACCGGCTGGAATAATTATTGGCTGGCACGCGAAGAGTCAATCGTACTGCCCGAAATCGACGATGCGGGCAAATCAACATGGTCTTGCGGGGCTTATTACCGCGTGAGACTGGATTAATCATCTGGAGGATAACTAACAATGGCTGAAAATAACATTACTGGAAAAGATGCTTACATCAATTGGGCATCAAGCGCTGGAACTATCAATCTGTCTGGCGATTATCGCAGCGTCTCAATCAAGGAAAACACGGATACAGCCGAAACGACCGCTGGATCTGACACTCACAAAACCTACATTCCCACCATCAAGAGCGCGACTATTGACTATTCTGGTCTATTCCCCACTGGCGGAACTGCCTTATATGCGGCTTTGGCAGCCGGAGTACAAGGCACTTTGACCGTAGCGCCAGAAGGCACGGCAAGCGGCAAGGTAAGCAAAGCTTACCCGGCTATTTCGATGGGGGCAACATTCGACACGCCTTATGCGGACGTGGTGACTGTCAATTGCACCTTCCAGAGTAACGGGGCTTGGATCTAACGATGGTCGAACTTTCTAACGGAGCAAAGATTGAGTACGATTGGAGCGCCATAACACAAAAGGAATGGCGGATGCTGCTCGACAAAGAGACCGACGTTGAAACTAACGATATTATCGTTGGTAAGCTGATTGGCATGACGGCGGACGAACTTGCGGAATTGAATCCGCTTGACTATCGCAAAGTGGCATTAGGCATTTGGGAGTCGTTTCGCAAAGAGACCAGTTTTGACGAATCAAAAAACTAAGCGGGCGTGTCTACTTGGGTATGATTGGCATGGCAGACTCCATGCCTCACGAATTCTGGCGCTGGGAACTGGTGCAGGAAACCGGCTGGACGCTCGACCAGGTAGACGCGCTCTCGGTTAAGGACTGGAACGATTGGCTGCAGATTCGAGACGGCAAGGCAAAGGCGCGCGGTTACATGGCAAAGAAACGCAATAGAGGTAATTAATGGGAATTAATATCGCATCGCTTTTCGCAAGCGTAGGCATTGATACCACGCAGCTTCAAAAAGGTCTCGGTGGAGCTAAGCAATCGCTGTCACAATTCGGCGGCGAAATGGCAAAGCAAGTCATTGGCACTTTATCGCTTACTACCGCTATATATAAGCTTGGGAAGGGCGTGGCAGATTCAATCACGGACTGGGCGGACTACGCAGATACCATGCGCCTATCCGCAGAAATGGCAGGCATTACAACCGAAGAAATGAGCCGGCTTACCCAGGCTGCCGACGATTTTCGCGTGCCGATGGAAACCATGCAGCGCTCGATGGAAATGGCGCTCAAGAACGGCTTCACGCCAACGATTGATAACCTTGCGGCATTATCTGATGAACTACTGGCAATACAAGACCCTGCCACTCGTGCGGCAAAGGCAAGCGAGATATTTGGCAAATCCTATGCCGACATGATGCCGTTCCTTATGGCTGGCGGAGATGCAATACGCGAAGTAACAGATGGAATCTCAGATAACTTAGTCGTTACGGAAGAGGCGGCGCAACAGGCAAAGGAATATAAAGACGCGCTTGATGCTCTTGGCGATGCGTGGGTTGGATTAAAAAATAAAATCGGGCAGTTTGCTGTACCTGCGTTGACAGATGTTATTAATAATCTGGCAGGGCAACCTACCGAATTAATGAAAATGCAAGACACTGTTACTGCAGCTGCTAAAAAGGCTTTTGACGATAAGAAGATAAGCGCAGAAGAATATCAAGCCGTTCTTGACAATGTTTCTACAAGCACGGGCACTTACACAGAATATGTTTCGAAACTGAATTTCATTCTTGGCATATTGAATAAAACGAATGGCGAGGCCGTCGACACCACAGAGGTATTGACCGAAGCGGAACTGGAGGCGGCAAATGCGGCCATTGCCGCTGCTGAAGCGCAAGCCAAAATGAATGCGGAACTGGCAAACATTACCACGCTTGACGCAAACTATCAGGGCATTATAGACCTCGCTTATGAGTACACCGACATGCTGGAAGAAAAAGAGACTTTGCAGATTGAGCGGCAAAAGCTTATCAATCAGGGCTGGAGTGAGCAAAGTCAAAAAGTAAAAGACTTGGACGCGAACATTGCTGGCATTGACGCGAGTATGGCAGAGCTTGCAGACCGCGTCACGCTGGACATGTTCCAGGCTACAATCGCGATTGGCGGTGTTACGCAAGCCGAACTCGGTGCTTATATGCAGATGGCAATTGACATGGGATATATGTCCGAAGAGGGCGCAAAGGCGGCAATGAAGGCTTATGGCAATGCAATTGAAACAATCAATGGGCTGGAGATTGACGAAAAGACCGGCAACGTAACCGTAGACGCTACCGCTGCGTTTGCCACTTTCGACTTGTTAGAGCAATACGTTCTGCTTGACAAAGAGCAACGCGTGTTTGTAAGAACTTACTATGAAACTTACGGAAATTATGATCCGTATGAGAATTACACGGGACCGACGTACGGAGAAGGCACACGCGCGTCCGGCGGCGATGTAATAGGCGGCACGCCTTACATCGTTGGCGAACGGGGACCGGAGCTGTTCGTGCCTAACGCGAACGGGCAGATTATCCCGAACAATGAGCTATCGGATTATGCTACTGGCGCTGTGATTAACAACTATAACCTGACGATGCCGACTACCGCCCGCGCCGAGGACGTTCGTATGGCATTTGAGCTTATGGAGGCATGGAATAGATGACAGCTTTGGAACAGATGAAGTATTGGATCATTGTACCCAAATATGCCGAAAATCAGATAAAGAACCCCACTTTTGCGCATCCGGAGTTTGTAGCGGGTTGGACCGCATCCGGCGGAACTGTTGCAAGTTCTGGAGATGGAGCGCGTTGGGGCGCTTATTCAGCTAAGGTTACCCCGAATTCCGGGGTACAATCATATATTATTTACTCCGGGTTGAAAGTGACAGCCAACCTGCCTTATACATTTTCGTGCTACGTCAAGGGTGTGGCGGGGCAAGCCATGCGCATTCAGATCCGCCAAACAACCACGATTAAAGCAACTAAACAATTCACAGCTACCGGTTATTGGCAGAGGGTTGAAGTGAGCTATACTCCAACAGTCACCGCTACGGATTATAGAGTTTATGTGGTTAGAGATGTTGTTGCCAGCACCGCCCCATTCTATGTGGATGGCTGCCAATTTGAGCAGGATTCTAAGGCGAGCACTTTTTTTGACGGTTACTTCCCCGGCTGCCATTGGACGGGAGCAATTCGCAATTCTACTTCGGCAAGATCGGATAATACCGGCTTGGGCGGGGAATTATTGTGTATAAACGACTACGCAAAAGTGTTATCGGTGCACGGCTTTGGCATGGGCGATTGGAATCAGATCATGACCAAAATGACCAGCGGTGGGGATTTATACCAAACCCACATTCGCAAAAGCCGGAATATCAGCATGGTGCTTGCTTATTCGGGCAATAATCAGGGCGAATTGCAGGCGAACAGGAAGGTGATTCTTGACGCGCTGCGACCCGACCTGCTAAGCAACCTGCCCGTGAGAGAACAATTTGGCATTAACATGCCCGGTACATGGCGCGGGCACGAGCAGCGCATTATCCGCTATCAGGGATTTGACGCGAATGGCAACGAGGCTACCGAGCCGATTGACATCGTTTGCGTATTTCAACCGAGCCACGCCGACACACCGGACACACCGGTATTTCAGAAGGACATTCTGAACTTCACCGTTCCGAGCGGCCTGTTTCAAGGCGCATACCAGGAAGGCAAGGAGCTCGACCTTTAC